TTAATAACCATTCGATCCAATCGCGTGGGGCATGGATGGGGCAAACTCACTCAATTTCTGGTTGAGGATGAGTACCTGGTCTTGGTTATTTTCAGCCATCCAGGATCCATATACCCGGTAAACCATTTGAGCGTCGGTATGGCCCATTTGCTTCGCGATGAAGTTTGGGTTTGCACCGGCGGCCAACGACCAGCATGCATACGTGTGTCTGGACTGGTATGCTCTGCGATAGCGAATCCCGGCGCGCCGCATTGCCGCCTCCCACGACTGGTTGATCGAGCCAACTGCATAATGATGCCCGGCACGGCCATTACGCGATACGATCTGCGGGTTGAACACGAACGTGCATGGATGCACATCAGTACGACCGTATTCACGCAATTTCACCTCAACCTGATATTGCTTGCCCAGCCTGGTCATTTCAGCCTGGTTCTTCAATATATTGATGGCTGGCTGAATAAGATTAATGATACGGTCCGTTCCGGCCTCCGTTTTTGGAAGGGTAAACTCCTTCGTCAAAGTATGGTTCCGGCGGATGATCATCGTTCCTGCCTTCAGGTCGATATCTTCCCAGGCCAGCGACACAAGTTCGCCGTGACGCACTCCGGTATAAACTGCCAGCGACCACATGTTTTTCAGTTGCTGATGAGTGCATGCATTAATGAGTCTGACGAACTCCTCTCGTGTGAGTGGATCTGGTTCAGTACGTGACCGTTTAAGCATGGAAATACCGTTAAACGGATTCGCCTTCACATAACCACTGTCCGCTGCGAAGTTAAACATTCCTGACATCGTTCTCATGTAATTGTTGACAGTTCTGACAGACCGGCCTTTTACTGGTGTCTTCTGTCCTGTCTTCAATACGTGATAACCGGTTAACAACTCCTTCCTGATAAACAGCAGGTCTTCCTGTGTCACCGCAGATACCAACTTATCACCGCCAATTCTCGGCACCATGTTGCGTGCTATCGATGAATAGCGCGACATCGCATTGGTGCTGATCTCCATGCGCTTCAATTCAAGCCATTTGTTCGCCAGTTCGAGTACTGTGATCTCCTTGCTCTCCACCCCAAACCTTTTCAGGTTCGGCGAGTCAGGGAACTGGGCGGCATAGTTGAAGTTGCCTGTCTTTATCGCGAAGCACACCGACGCTCGCAGCTCGCCAGCTACTTTTCTGTTTTTTGGTGTATCCGGCACGCCGAGGCTTTCACGCACCCGGCTGCCTTTATAGATGAACCATATGCGGAGCGTACCGCCATGATTCTCCACGCCTGTTGGGTATGCTGACTTAGCCATTATTCCCTCCTGACGTCCAAGAGCCCGCTAAGCATAAACGGATCTTCATTGGCGCGCACCCGGCTGTTTCTTTGACATGCTCTCAACCCACTGGTCGATAGCCTTACGGTTGTACATGCATTCGCTGTTTTTCTTCGGCACGCCGTCCGGTGAGACGTGAAGGTATTCCCGGCCTACCATCCAGCATTTTTTGCGGGCCCGCTCGATAGTGCCCGGACGAAGGCCGGTAATCTCGACGAGCTTTTCTTCGGTTACCCAGTCGTTGGGCACGATTAAGGTCATTTCGCTCATGGGTGTCTCCAGGAAAAAAAGAACCCGGCACGGGACCGGGCAAAAGGGATAACGTTGCAGTGCTTTCGCACCCAATAGCCAGCTCATAACTGGCTATCAGTTGCGTCATGGTTTGATGTGAAGGCGCGGCTCGCCGTCTTTCGGCTCCGGCCACTGGCGAGCCATATTCACCTTTAGCTTTTCTTCCAGCGCCGCGGTGATTTGCTCATCGGTGATACCGGCGCGCCGCTGCGCGTCCCACAGCAGGAACTGCATATCAGCCCATTCACTGAGGTCGCCAGGATCGGCTGCAGCTTCCAATGCCTCTTTTGAAAGGTGTTTCAGTGGTCCGACGGGGCCGACATTACCAAAGGTTCTTTCTGACCATTCAGCGTGGCGCCGCCGGATCAGATTTCTGGTGAACTGCGATTTCTTCGATTCGTAAGGTTTCACGCTCTCTCCTCATGCCGCACACTGGGCGCGCAGCGTTAAATTACTTGCGCCAGGCGAAGGCAATCGGCTCCGGCGTAATCCACAGGTGGCGCATGTTCGCCACGTTCACCACATCAGAATCCCGCGGGTAAATCTCCACGGCATCACGATCCCCATAGCCAACGGCTGACTTTATCTCCTGCAATGCATCCCAGCTGATGCCATCCTTCCACCGGCCCGAGCCGCCAATGCTGGTGGTATTCACCGTCAGGCGGATGACACCGTTGTCTTCCTGAAACTCCTGGACCAGAAAGTAAGAGTTAGCCCACACGTTGCTCCGCTTGGGGTCGTGGCATCGTACCGGCCACTGCGATTCCGGTACCGGCTTGAGTATTCCGATCACGTCTCATGCTCCTTAATTTTTTAATGTGCTCGCTCGCCTCCAGTTCGGCGCGTACCTGTGCCGCCTCACGGTGATTGAGGTGCTCAAAATCATTGTTAAAACGGTCGATTGAAGCGGTGTTGATCCGGCCCTGTCGCCAGTAGCGGACTATCTGTGATGTGCAGCTGTGGATGATGACGGGCCAACCGTGCTGGTCAGCGTAAATCTGACCCCGTTGAATTAGCTGGAACATTGGCTGACTCCTGCAAAAGGAGGTAGACGATTGCCACGGCACGAAGTGGATTACGGTGAGTGGCTGTTACACCAGAATCGTGTGTTGCCGTCCAAACGGTCTTGCCTGATGGGGCGAGGCCGATCCGATGTTTCTTCATTGCCGGAAATAGTTCTTCCGCTCGGCGCAGCGGGAAGTAACCAATATGCTGGACTGTCTTGAGCCAATTCCATGACAGCTGAGCGCCAGTATTTTCGTGCTGGTGAATAGTGGCGCTGTACTTTGGCTTCAGGAAATAGGCGAGCCTGACACTGATTTCACCGTCACTGAGTTTGGTGTAATCCATTAAGACCCCCTTTGCTTACGTATAAGCTCCAGATCAGCCTGGCAACTGGCGCACGTTTGGCAGCCGGGAACGGCAGCGCGCCGCGGCTCGGGAATTGGTTCGTCGCATTCTTCACAACGCTCAGCTGATACGGAGTTGCGGTTGAGGCGGTGAGCGGAAAGGGCAGCGTTACGCTGAAGCTCTTCAATCTCTGCTGCTGTGTCGATGATGTCGGCCATGATCAATGCTCCCGGAACTGTCGGTTAATTCGGTTGAAGGTGAACGCCAGCAATAAAAAAGGCCGACTTAGCGACCTGGTGATTAGTGCCTTCATGCGGCACCGCCTTCATTCTTTTCGGCTTCGACCGCCATCCGCTCAAGCCGTCGCGATAACTCGGCGGCCAGCGTCTGGAATTCTTCTTCGGTCGCCACCGGGATCGGCACAAAGTGAATCCCGATATGTGCCAGGTGGTTGGCAATTTCGAGGCTTTTCCTCAAATCAACTGGTGAGGCTCTTTTCATGCCGCACCGCCAGCGTGCCGCAGCCAGATGCAGACCGCCCCATCTTCAGTATCGTGAATTGAACCGATAAACCAACCATCACCATCAGGTGATTCTGGCTGCCACGCCGAAATGTCATAACCGTCCACATCGGGATCAACGTCATCCTCATCGCGATAAACCACTTTCCACTCAAGAGAGTTCTTATCCAGCCACGCGTTGAACTCAATGGGCGATATGGATTCGCGTCCATCGCAAAACTCATCGTAAACCGGGTGAGTCCAGTAACCGTACTGGTCGCGTTCGACGGGTAGGGCTTTAAATTCTGTTGTCATTGTTCTGCTCCGAAGCGGCGATTAAGCCTGCCTGTGTATACGACGAACTCCAGGAGGCTAACTCCCAGAGCTTCAATTTTCTTGTGATGCTTGTTGATGATGGGAGGCACCGTTTCGTTCCAGTTAGGCTTTGGCTTCTTGCGCATGGCCTGCTGGATTTCCTCGGTGCATCGGCGGCAGGCTGCGCGAATGGCGTTTTCATTTGCTGGCGTCATGGTTAAACCCCCAAAGTGGCGACGATATCCTTCGCCGTCTCACGCGTACTGCCCTTGCTGGATATCGCCCGCCGGGCATCAACATGGTGAAGGATGAATCCGTGCTGCTCATAAAGCTCAAGAACTCGTGGCGCTGTTGAGTTACTGATAAGAACTTTCGCGCCTCGCTGGTGGGCCGCCACACAGCTTTCCGCAAGTGAAATCTGATCGGCCCATGAGAAACCGCCTGCTGCGTAATTTGTGAATCCTGCGGTGCCAGGCAACGGCTCATACGGCGGATCGCAGTAAACCACATCACCTTCACCAGCCAGCGACAGAGTCCTGCGATATCCAGCATTCAGGAACACGCATTTATGCGACTTCTGCTTAAAAGCCTTTATCTCAATCTCTGGGAAATAGGGCGCTTCGTACTTTCCCCAGCCAACATTAAAGAAACCATCACGGTTGTAGCGAATCAGGCCGTTAAAGCAGTGTCGATTGAGGAAAAGAAAGGCCGCTGCGCGTTCAGGCGCGCCCATGCGCTGGTTATTAAACTCATCCCGAAGCTCTTTGTACGCCACCTCACTGTTGGCGCGCTCAAACAATATTTTGGCAAGCGAGCATACTCTGATGTGGTCAACTTCAAGCATCTGATAGAGGTTAATCAGATCTGCATTGACGTCAGCAAGCAGGAAGGATTCATGTTTTTCGGAGTTGAGAAATACCGAGCCACCCCCAACGAATGGCTCAACGAGGCGCTTCCCAGCAGGGATCAGGCGATCCAGTTCCGGAAGCAGAGAATATTTCCCGCCAGCCCATTTCAGGAATGGGCGCTGCCAGTTTCGCGGAGTAGGTTCTTCAATCGGCAGCGCAGCGGCGATGCGCTCACCAATCCAGCGCATTACCGGTACTGCCATGCTATTGCCGATGGCTTTATAGCGTGGCCCGTCCGGACATTCATCAGCATCCTTTCCGCGCCAGCCGATCAGAGTGTGATTATCAGGAAAGCCCTGAAGGCGCTCGCACTCAATCGGTGTTAGGCGGCGAACCTGCATACCGTATTGAACGACGTCAGCGGATGAGCGCGAATCCTGAGTGAAAGCCACATCTTCCTGATAACCTTTTCCCTGAGGGCCAGCTGCATCGTGACGACCGATAGAGGCGTGCTGGATGCAAATAGCTGGAGGCTGTCCGCTGTTAGCATGGCTTTTATCGTGGTTGCCTGCGCGAATCGTTGGTGACAGATCCGACGTAGCATCAGCGCCATTATCTTTGTAGCTAAATGCGATGCAGGCGTTTTCTTGGCCGTTGTTGCGGCCTAGTGTGTGTGCCAGTTCCCGATTGGTATCTGGATCCTGCGTGCCATGCACTGCGAAAGTCTCAGTATCAAAATCCAACCTGATTCCATGCGCGGTGCTGGCGGTCGCCACATCAATATGACCGGCAGTATTGCCACCACCAAAAGCAATCAGGTGTCCAGCTTGTGCCTGATTGTCGTCTGCGCCACACGTTCCAACGCCTTTTGCAGTCAGGGCGGAAACAGCCGTTAACCCGCCATTCAGTTCGAAGTCTCCGAGTCCACCACCCGCTGAAGTGCGAGATGTAACAGTACCGGTAATATGCGACCCCGTTTCTCGGCGCGGCGCATAATCCCGGCGCACGCTGTCGAGCTCAAAAAGTACCGCTGCGGGATCGAATCCCTTTCGAGCACTTGCGACAACGAACACACGGCGGCGTCGTTGGGCCACTCCGAAAAATTGAGCATCAAGGACACGCCAGGCGATAACCCTTTCTGGTCCAGACACACAACCTGCGTGCGTCCATTTTCCCCCTGGTAGCTGCAACTCACTGCTTTCTCCGGCAAGCCCTGCCAGAAAGCACCCGAATGCATTGTCTTTGCTGCTGAGCACGCCGGGGACGTTCTCCCAGACGATGATTGCTTCTGGCTCACCGCGTTCGCGGCGCTTTGCGTCGATTGCATTGGCTAATTCCACGTAAGAGATAGTTAATTTCCCACGGTCGTCAGACAGGCCTTCACGTAAGCCGGCGATGCTGAATGCCTGGCAAGGTGTTCCGCCGACCAGAACGTCAGGCGCTTCAACATTACCAGCTCGCACCGCATCGGCTATTTTTGTCATGTCGCCAAGGTTGGTGACTTCCGGCCAGTGATGGGTGAGGACTGCGGAGGGGAATGGTTCGATTTCAGAAAACCAGGCTGGTTGCCAGCCGAGAGGTTCCCACGCTTTACTGGCAGCTTCGATGCCGCTGCACACGCTTCCGTATTTCATGATGCACGCTCCGGGTCGTTAACATCCCAGCCATTACGCTCAATATTGGTTTGCAGCCGCTTATCTCCGACCTCTTCGATACTCCGGCCGGTAATCTCTGCGACTTCTGCGTTGGTGTGGCGCCAGAGGTATGCAATTTCTTCTGCTGTCCATTCGGGCATAATTTTTCCTCCTGACGCTCTGGTCAGAGACTGTAATTTGCTGCGTATGGAGTAGATGGAACGCCCGGTTGCCGCGGCGACTTCTTCAGGAGTGAAACGACGGAGAAGGAATAACTCGGCTTTGGTCCAGCGCCTGCCGGTCATTCGAGATGGAATACTTGCGCCGATACGCGATGCCTGAGTTGTTATGGCGCGTTCCGTGCGCTCAAGCTTTTCTGCGATAACCGATAACGGCATTGTTCCACCTACTTCATGCAGGAATAGGTTTTCCCAGGGTTGCCATGGTGAGTTGTTCATGCCGCTTTACCATGCAACCTGATTTTCTGAATCTCCGATTCCAGATCTGCAAGGAAGCTCTTAACTTCAGATTCGATTTCGCGCGCCAAGGCTTCATCGAGGTGAATTCGCTTCTTGAAATAGGCGAGGTCAGGCGGCAGGCGATCATCGAAACTAACGAAATCACACCATTTCCGTCCGGTGCACATCATCTGTGCATGCATTTGCAGCATGTACTGGCGCTTTGGCTCGCCAGTTTTCAGAGTTTCAAGATGGGTCCAGGTGTTGGGGCATTTGATTTCGATAAGCCCGTCGTCGTTAACAAGTCCGTCCGGGCTGGCGGCGAATCCGGGGATGGTTGGGTGATCGATGAGACCAACTTCAGTGATTTCCGCATCGAACTCATTCAGCGCGTACATCTCACGCGCCACTGGCTCCAGTTCGGTACCGCGCATCATCGCGGCATTGGAGAATCCTTCCTCCAGTTTCCCGGTAAGCCGCTGGCAAATCAGCTCAGCCATGTAGTTCTGTCGGCTGGCGGAGTAACCAGACTTTGTGCTAGCCATGACATCAGCCAGTCGACTGGCTGTGACCTTGCCGCAGCGCGCGGCAAACCATTCTGGTGTGCGTTGTTCCATCATTCAGCCTCCGTCTCTGCGGCATTGATAGGTTCGGCGTTGTCGACAGCAAGACTCATGTCATACATGCGTCGCTTCTCAACTGCGCCGATCACCTGCTTCTCTTCAGCGCTCAGCGCCACCCAAAACTCCTGGTACTTCACAGTTCCAAGGCGGGCGGCAGACTCACCTTTAGCGATCAGTTCGGGGCGACGACTGTCTGATTCATGGCCTGCATGAACTTCTGCTGTTGTTCCTTCAATAACTCGCTCTGCCTCGTCCTGGTCGAAGATGCCAGCGAACCCAAAGGCCAGACGCGCGCACTGAATCAGTGTCTTGTGGCGAAGCATTCGGGTAGGGTGGGACTGCCAGGGTTGTGTGTTGCGTTTACACTCACCCATATATTCGGTGACGACTGTCGGGTGGCTGCGGTCCTTGCGGTAAATCTTGCAGGTACACGCGCCTTCCTCCTTGTCGTAAGAGAACTCCATGCCGTCAAACTGAGGATGTTCGTTGATAATTCGCGCCCATCCGTCAACACCAACCACCGGCACGATCCCGCCTTTATCTGGGAAAGCGTAAATCTCTTTGGTCCATGGGTTCAGGCCGTACTGGTTGGCGACGATCAACAGGGCTGTAAACTGCTCGTCCGTGACGTTGCCACCTTTGAACGCTGTATTCTTCAGCGTATTCATCAGGTCTGTACCGGCATCCATGCCGAGGCGTGCGGCCAGTTTCCCGGCCATGGTGGAAAGTGCAGTACTCATTGTTAAACCCCTCAAAAATTAAAACGGGCAGCCGGCACGGTGTTCCCAGTCGTATTCCGCCTGGGCGTAAGCAACTGCCGAAATGAAATCGTTGTAGGCCTCGCCAGCTTTATCGCTGCGAAGTCCTTCGTATGGGCTGGAGTCAATCGGGATCGTGAAGTGGAAGAGGCCAGACGGCTCTTTTGGCATCATGTCGATGATTTGCTGCGCCCGGTCGTCGATCCACTTCTCTTTCTCGTCGGTGAGCTGCTGCTCAACCCAGCGCCGATCTTCGATGCGGTCGTAAGTGAGGTATGCGTTCATGGCTGAACTCCTGAAATTTGGATGTGCAGATCCCGCCCGCATTGAGCCAGGCCGATCGGTTGAATAGGGTGGTTACTTAGAAAGTTTTGAGTTCCAGCACTCTATGGCTGAAATTGGTGAGTCGAAGGTAACCGGGGCGATCCATCCGCAACATTTCAGTTGGAACTGATTGAGGATGTATGGCTCAGGACCAATCCTGCAACCGCGATCCCATTCGAACGCTTTAATTACGGGCTGTCGTTTGCAAAATGGGCACTCTATTGCGTCAGGGAGATTTTCGAAAGAAATGTCAGGTAATGAGCCATCATCTTCAGCCCACTGAAGTTCGCCTGGCACAATGACCGAATATCCGTCCCAACGATCAAACTCAGGTGAAAGAACATCTTCGTAACCAGCGCCGCGAAGGCGAAATTTAGCTCTTGCAATAACGATAAGCCCTTTAACTTTTCGGCTGCCCATCCGCCACATATAAACACCGGCGGAATCAGGCTTGCGTTCAGAGTATTTAACCCATTGCAAGCTCACCTCCGCGCTGAATTGGAAGACCTTTGCCATCGAGAAGTACATCAATCACGCAGTCACCGAGGCGGATGATTTCTGCATCGGTGTGCAGGTAAACCCATTTGCGCTCCTGAATGACAGCTGAGACGCGATAGGTTCGGCCTTCATGCATTGCCATCATGCCAGGCATTACACACTGGCGAATGAGCGGGGTAGTGCCGTAGTGGGAAATCATACCTTCACCTCAACCTGTTCCAGGAGGCCAGCGATATGCATCTGCCAGCGGTTAAGCGTCAGCTTTTCTCGCGGCGCCGATACCGACGTCAGCTGCCACTCGTTATCGTTGAGCTTTTTGGCGGTGTACTGCTTGCCGTTGTGGGTGACAGTCATGATGCCTCCCGGGCGCGGAGCATTGCGTCTGCGACTTGGTAAGCATCCAACGCTGTACGCTCATCACTGGCTATCCATTGCTGGTTGGATAATCTGGCCTGCATAGCCTTAGCCGCGAAGTAATCGCGTAGCGTCATGCCGCCAGAGCTGACTTCGAAACCATGTAAGTGACCAACTTCGTCGCGCTCCACGATAGAATCACACGGGAAAGCGCGCCCTCCAGTTTTGTTGCTCATAAATCCTCTTGGCCTTATCGCGGCGAACGGAACGTTAATAATGGGGTTGCGCAATATCTGGCGGTGGATGGCCGCCGGTTGTCATAACTAACCGCACTCATCGAGAACGGTGAGGTATGAAAAAAGCCGCTGGTTAGGCGGCTTTCTATTGTTTGGCTTAAAAGCCAAAGGTATTAAACGCATCTACATGCGTGGGCTTTCTTGGGATCTCGGCGGTTTGGAAGCTTTTCTCCCAGTGCTTAAATAACCGAGCTGCTATGTTAGCCCGTTCAGCGGTAGGGAAAGTTCCAAGTGCTTGTGTTGTTCCCAATTGGGTGCTCCTGACAGAAGCTGAAAAACCAAAATGACTTTTGTGCGTATATTTCATGAAAGAGCCTCAACAAATTCAGCAAAGCTAAGCGCCTCTTCACCTTCAGCAAGGCTTTCAAAATATTCTTCGTATGCCTTATCCATTTCTAACCCTCTGTCGTTATCCGCTGATGCGGGAGTAATGCTTTGGCGATTGGATGGCCGGTGCTGATCTCCGGCATAAGGCGCTTTTTAGGCGGCTGGAGCTGACTTATTTGCTTAGCTATCCTCGGGAGTCAGTCACGTCACCCTGCGCATCAGCCTGCGCATTCATCCAATCCAAAAGCACTTCGCCACACTCTCGCAGTGGCCAGCGCCGGTCACCCGGTCACATTTGAAGCTGCTTACGCGTTAACCGGGCGCTAACCGGTCACTCAGTGATGCTTTACGCTTCCTTTCCCTCACTACGCCGCCGTGGGAACCCGACCGTATGAACGCCGTCGTCACGCTGCCTGAAGAGGCATCAAGGTGCGGTCTGTCCGCTTTAGTGCTTCATTGGAATCACTCCTCTAAGTTGATTCCCCGATGTTCGGGAGCTGAGCAGCAAACCATTCCGGTGCGGAGTCCTCTTCGTGTGCTATACCCGCCACGCGTTACACACCTGCCTCAATCCCATTGGGCGCCATTTCAATTTGCCAGGAGCGCTCCGGGTGATTTGCTGCTTGACTGAATTCTTAATGAGCAGGCGACTTGCTGTCCGCCGCTGGCTAACTTCGCTCAGCTGTCGATGTTTCGTTTCGATGGGTTAAAGATAACCTTAGTTATGAGTGATGGCAATAACCTAATTTATAATTATCATCACAAAAGTTATAATTACATGATAACTAAATGAATTTATTTTTGAAAAAAGGTGGTGTAGGTAAGATTTAGGCGTAAAAAAACCCGCCGGAGCGGGTTTGCCTTTAGAGGGGGGTTACTTTCTACATAACTTGTAGTTGTGGCCACAGGTAACAACAGAGTGTTTTCCGTCTGCTGACCATGCCTCAATAGACTTGATGTAAACTTCCTCAGTTTTAGCGTCTATGTCGAAGTAGACAACACCTTCGCTATACGGAAGAGGATTATCTTTTCCTTTGATTGATTCGAAGGTAGCTGAGACGCCATACGTACCATCAGATTTCTTGTCTGATACCTTGGCGCTACCTCCTTCGACAATAAAGCAGGATGCACTCTTATCACCACACAGTGCGACCGATATCTCTTTCTTCGCTAACTGAAACGCCTCATTCTCAGTTGGTTTTTTATCGCCACATCCAGCCAGGGCAATAATGCAGACTAATACCGGCGTGAATGGCGCCTTCACTTTCATCCATGCCTCCGTATTACCAGATAGTTGAAGTCCAGAACATGCGACCGAGGATCTCTACTCTGTCAATGTCAGCCTCCTCATCAGGATATTCTTCGCTATTGAAGCTGCGAATGACTATGCGACTGGGGCTGGTTCTGTAAAGAACTTTTAATCGCTTCCATCCGTCCTGGCTGATTGCATATACCTTTCCGTCGACAATCTTCTTGTCGTTGGTGTTTATAGCAACAGTAGTTCCTTCCGGGATCATTGGCTCCATGCTGTTTCCGGAAGCAGGGAAGCAAAGAACACTATCTTGTTGCGCTCCAACCTTCCTGAGAGTGGACTTTGCGAACCTCAATTTGAAGCCGTTATAGTCATCCTCAAGGCAGGAACCATCACCGCAAGCCAGCTCAATATCTTTAAGATATGGCACTTCGACCTCGTCATCAGGCAGATCAGTCTTGCTATCCCAGGCGTCAATTTTACCCCATTCACTTTCAGGAGGAATGGAGGACTCTCTGCGCTCATCACTGTGCATAGGGCCAGTGCCAGAGCTCAGCCATTCAGGTCTGACATTGAGGGCGTGCGCAAGCTCAACCATCTTACGGCTGCCATTAGTCTTTCCGGAGGTCATTTTCTGAATAGCTGGCTGTGACACGCCAACTTTCTCAGCAAGTTGCCCTTGGGATATGCCTGCGGCGCTCATAGCCGCATTTAGTCGATCTGCAAATGTTTTCATCTCACCAATATATAACCCAGGTTATGCAGAGTAAAATAACAAAGGTTATGGACAATGGTCATAACTTGAGTTATCTTCAAATCAAATTAGTAACCGGATAGGTAAAATCCATGAACAAAGTTATTCAACGTGCTTTGAAAATCGTTGGCAGCCAGAAGCGTCTCGCTGAGATCTGCGGCGTTAGTCAGCCAGCGGTTCACAAGTGGCTGAATGGCGGTTCTGTTTCTCCAGAAAAAGTAACAGCCATCGTTAATGCCACTGGTGGCGAGATTAAGGCTCATGAAATCCGCCCTGATCTGCCCGATTTATTTCCGCACCCAGAAACTCATGCCGCTTAACGGCGGCCCTAACCACGAAAGGGAAAGCAATGCATTCACTTGCGTATCAACAAGGTAACAAATTTTCGCCAACGGCGATGATTTACCAGAATCGCCGGGAGCCTGATTCCGCGGCGTTAAACATCGATGGGATCCGCGCAGCAGTGCGCGCCTGGGCAGCTGACTGCCGCAGCCGTGAATTTGTCGCAGCGCTGATTGTGGAAGAGTGGCGAGCAACTGGCGGCACCGGTTTGGATATCCCGACTGACTCGCACCGCCAGATGCAGAAGGTGTTCCGCTGGATTGATGGCGACACCGAATACGCCGCCAACAACATTCGCCAGCTGGCCCCGGCAATCATGGCCGTCCTGCCGCTGGAGTACCGCCATCGACTTCTCCCAGAGGACAGCTTCATGTCCCGCTTAGCACGACTTGAGAAGGAAACGAGTGAGGCGAAAGTGGCCGTTGCGATGAACGCCCCGCGTCACCAGAAGATCAAGGAACTCAGTGAGGGGATCGTAGAGATGTTCCGTGTCGACCCGGACCTGACCGCGCCGCTGATGGCAATGGTCACTTCAATGCTGGGGGTTATGTGAGAACTACAGAAAGGGCGAAAGCCGGTCTGCGCGAACAGTACCGACTTTCAGGTGGAATTAACTGGATCAATTCACAGGAGCAATTATGGCAAACACTGCCGAAGTAATCAATTTCCCTGTGCCTGACGTGGCACCTAAGGAGCCGCGCGTGGCAGATCTCGACGACGGGTTTACGCGCATCGCTAATGAATTACTGGAGGCTGTCATGCTGGCTGGATTATCTCAGCATCAGTTGCTGGTCTTCATGGCTGTAATGCGCAAAACATATGGTTTCAACAAAAAGACAGATTGGGTAAGTAACGATCAATTATCTGCTCTTACTGGCATTCTTCCGCACAAATGCTCTGCCGCGAAAAGTACGTTAGTTAAGCGCAGAGTGTTTACCCAAATCGGGCGATCTGTCGGAATTAACAAAGCTGTCAGTGAATGGGTGAAATTACCCAAATCAGGCAATAAAAATAAATCTTACCTGAAAGAGGTAAATTTACCTGAATCAGGTAAGGAATGTTTACCCAAATCAGGTAACGACACTTACCCAAATCAGGTAAACACAAAAGACAAACATACAAAAGACAATAAAGACAATATTAATAACCCCCCTAAACCCCCCAAACCGGCTTCGTTCGATCCGGCTGGTGTTGAGCTTCCTGAATGGCTTTCAGTATCAGTCTGGAGGTCATGGGTCGATTACCGTCGTGACCTGAAAAAACCGATCAAGTCTCAACTGACGGTTACTCAGGCCATCAACCTGCTTGAGCGCTGTAAGTGCAGCGGATACCAACCTGAAGAAATCATCAACCAGAGCATTGCTAATGGCTGGCAGGGGTTGTTTGAGCCGAAGGGTGCTAAACAGCCTCCTCGTGTTCCGCCTCGAGTATCGGAAAACTTCGCTGGCAAAGACTACGGTCAGACAGAAATTCCATCATGGGCGAGGGATTGATCATGGAACTGGAAGAAAAAATTGCACTGATTGAAAAACACCTGGCCGAACTTAGTAAGCCGCCTGCAGATATCGAACATAGCGAGGTATTTCTGGAGATGGTGAACTGCGAAAAACATGGTCAATACGAACAGCGTAAACGGCAGTCTATGGTTGGGAAAATTAAGATTCCTTCCATGCCGACTCGCTGCCCTGGGTGCTTGCGCGATGAGCTTGCATTTCTGAGAGAAGAGAAAATTCGATGGGATGAGCGCACCCGCCAGCAAAACGTTGATCTGCTGCTGCGTAAGCTGGAAATACCTGAACGATTTGTGTCATGCACGCTGGATAACTACCTGCCTGTTGGGAAGGACTCAGAGAAAGCTCTGCGTGTCTGCCAGGCGTACGCCGCAAAATGGCCTGATCGGCTGAAGCAGGGCGGTGGGCTAGTGATGTGCGGTAAACCTGGAACCGGGAAAAACCATCTTGCATTGGCGATCGCCCGTCACGTCATTGAACAGTATCAGAGCACAGTTATTTTCACAACGGCGCTGAAAATTGCCCGTGATTTCAAATCAACCTGGTCGAAAACAGCAACGCGTTGTGAAGACGATGTGATTGCGCATTTCACCCGCGCTGATCTGCTGATCATCGACGAGGTTGGCGTCCAGTTCGGCAGTGAGGCCGAGAAGCTGATCATGTTCGAAATCATCAACACCCGGTACGAGCGGATGAAGCCGACCATCCTGATCAGCAACCAGACCAAAGACGAGTTGGCCGCATTTATCGGGGAGCGCGTCATTGACCGCATGAGCGACGGTGGCGGGTGCACGCTGTCATTCACCTGGGACTCTTACCGTTCAAAAGGGGCAGCATGATGGACAGCATAAAACAACGCATCGTCAGTTATGTGAAAGCCAATCAGCCTGTCAGCGTAGCAGACATGATCCGCGATTTGAGTATCGGTCGATCCCGTTACTACGAGGAAGCCAAAGCGCTGAGAAGACTCGGCATGCTGCGTAGCGTATCCGGCATCGGTGTATTCGCCAGCGAAGCCGACCATCAGACCTGGTTAGAACACGGCGGCAGGGAAGCAATTTCACGTCGAGCAGTCGAGGCAAATGCGGCTGGCCAGCAAGCCAAAGGCATCGCTAAGGCACCGGCTGACAAAGACGATCCGAAGATGTTCATGCCCTACAACCCGGATAAAAACGGAGTAGTGGCTGAGTTCATGAAAAGCGAAGCGCATCAGCGTCTGATGATGGTTTACGGGAGGGTAGGGGTATGAGCGTGACACGTTATGATGTAAATGGGCCATCATCGGTATTTGAAGATGTAAACGGTAGCCTTGTTGATTTCAAAGACTACGCCGCACTTGAAGACAAACGCGCAGCGCTGGCTGCGGAATTGAAGCAAAGCAAGATTGACGCCGACTGCTACAAGAAGGGCATGGAAGCGTCAAATGCGCGGCTGGTTCAGATTGCAGCTGAACTCAGCGCTATTGATGCCATTCACAATGACGCGGTGTTCATCACCGATGCTCATTACGAGCAATGCCCTCCAGAAGCACAGAAGATTATCGGCGCACTGGCTGTGCTGCAGATTCCTGCGTACCAGTCTTTCCTGGTTGAAGTGCGGGCGCAGGCGCAGTCTGAAGTCATTGAGTGGCTGAATGCGGAAATTACTGCCATAGACACTATGTATCGAGGCGATCCGAGTTACGAGCACGACGCGTACTGGATGAAATCCAATGTCCTCGACGTAGTTGAATTGGCAAGAAAGGCGTTCGCCGCCCAGCTTCGCAAGGGAGTGCAGTCATGAGCAAGTTAACAATCGATTTACTCGTAATGGATGATGCCTGCGACCCATATATTTGCGGCGTTCGTGGGGCTTGTACCATTGAAGACCTGCAAGCTATTGAGAAGGAAATTGTTGAAAACCGAGGCGACCATTTGCCAACAGATGGTACCTACACCATCGAGGCCAGTTTCTTTGAAGGTCAGTACGGTGAATATGGTCGATGCGAATTAGCTCCAGGGTGGGAGTGGGAGATTATTGAGTTTTCCCCTTTTGATTTTGGTGAGGAGGCCGCCCAATGAGCAACATCGACAAACAGGCGCTGCGTGAAATCGCGGAACAAACAAAAATTGCTGGTGAAGCCCCGGTAATGCCGTTCGAACAACGAATCAATGCGCTGAATGATTTCATGAAACACTTTACGCCAGCCACCGTGCTGGCGCTGCTGGATGAACTGGAAGCCGCAGAGAAGCGCATAGCAGAACTGCGTGAATGGAATGCAGGACTTGCGCAAGAGTCATGCGAACGTCAGCAGCGCATCATTGAGCTTGAACAGAAATGCGAAAACGACCCACACATTCACGAAATCATCGACCTGAAAGAGCGCATAGCAGAACTGGAGGCGCGGGAGGTGAAATTGCCTGAAGCGATGATGCCAGCCCGACACAACAGCGGTGAATTGTTCATGAGTCCTGACAATGTTGAATATGGCGGGTACCTGAACCGCGATGATGTGGTGAGAGCCCTGCGTGCCGCTGGCATCATCACTAAGGTGGGGGAGTAGGGATATGGATACGTTGAAGCAATTAATCGAATGTGAAATCAGTGATTTCTTTGCCGGGTTCGGGCATCCAGGCGAGCCAGAAACGCCAGAAGAAATGCAGTCACAACTGCTGACGCGTGTTATGCCGCTGCTTGCCGGGATGGAGCAGGAGCCGGTGGCGTATATGCACCGAAATGGCGTCAGCTTAATGTATGCGGGTGATTTGGATGCGAAATTTAAAGTGAAGCAGAGTGGCTGGTCGCCACTCTACGCAGCACCACAGTTACCGCAGCCAGCGGTGGTGGATGCTGACGACAATTTCTACTCATGGTTTGGCAGGGAATGGCACGAGAACTACCAGCACAACCAATACACCACGGCAGCTAAGCAGATGCTTGGCGTGATGGCTGAGTCTGCATGGAGGGCTGGTCGCCGCGCCGCCATGCTTCAGGGTGCCGATGGTACCCTCACCAATGAGGATACCAGAAACCATCCCGAGGATAATCTCGACATGGTTGACCATTCCGGTGATGCCAACGAAAAGGGCAACTCTCCGGTGATTCCGGAAGGTTGGGTGATGGTGCCGATTGAGCCGACTGAAGACATGATCGTTAATGGCTTTGAATCAGAGCCTGATGAGAGTTTCAGTGATGAGAAGGAGTGGGAAGTATACGACGACATGAGTGGATGCCAGCAAGCTGCGCACCGGGCTAAGTTGTGCTGGGCGGCAATGATTGCAGCGGCGCCGAAGTTAGAGTGATTCTTGATAATCATTTTTCAAAAGTGATGTTATAATTAACCATCGTCGGTCTGAACACCCGGCGATGGGGTTGCGCTAAACGGGGACGTTTATGCGCACACAAAATCTGAAGTCACTTCTCCAGTCACAGATGCAGAAATGCACCTGCGATTTTCTGTATTCTGCGCTACCTATCGGAGGTGGCGTATGAGTATCAAATTTTACCTCCGCGACGAGCAGGTTCGCCGCAACCTCATTGACTACATCAACAAGCAGCCTGTAAACGCAGATTTCCCGCTCGTGGTGAGTTTTGCCGACCCTAAGCGCACTCTTCCTCAGAATTCACTGTTCCACGCGCTTTGCGGCGACCTGGCTAAGCATCGCATTGAGTGGGCTGGCTCTGCGTGGTCACTTCCGTCATGGAAATCAATTCTGGTTTCCGGTCACTCCATTGCCACTGGCGGGCAGGGGAAGGTTGTTGCCGGGATTGAGGGCGAATTGGTGGCAATTCGCGAAAGCACCTCATCGATGGGGATCAAACGGATGAATAGTCTGATTGAGTACACCCAAGCTTTCGCCGTCAGCCAGAACATACAGCTTCGCGATGTCCGTTACCGTGGCGATTATTTCGGGAGGCTTGCATGAATAACCCTCTCGCACGCGTCATCACCAACGAAATCTTCCGCGTTCCGGCACGCCGCAAACGTAAGCCCGCGGTTAAGCCGTCCGACATCCCGACACTGAAGGGCTACACATCTCGCCTGGTGGATCAGAAATGGCTGCGTCTCGCGGCACGGAGGAAACATGCGTAGCACCTACCGCAATAAAAAATGGCTAGCCGCAGTTGGCCAGATTGAGCAATGCGTCCTGTGCGGAGCGTGGGGCGTGCAGGTGGCGCACCGCAACGAGGGTAAAGGTATCGGAATGAAAACAGACGACTGCGCCACCGCTGCTATCTGCGTCACCTGTCATTCAGAGATTGATAACGGGAAGGGGCTGAGCCGTGACGAGCGCCGCCAGTTAATGGATCGAGCCATTGTCTTAACCGTTATCCAGATCGCCCGTCGTGGCCTAGTGGTGCCCGCATGAATATTTACGATATCACTCCTGTCAGCAAGCCCCGTATGACACAACGAGATCGCTGGCATAAAAGACCTGCGACAGCGGCATATTGGGCTTTTAAAGCAGAAGTTCGCCTGCTTGGAATCAGCATTCCTGAATCCGGTTATCACATCACCTTCATCATTCCCATGCCAAAAAGCTGGAGCCAGAAGAAGCGTGCGCAACTTAACGGCCAGGCTCATCAGCAGAAACCGGATAAAGACAACCTGGAAAAGGCGCTTCTCGATGCCATTTTCGACGACGACAGCCGCGTCTGGGATGGCCGGGTGACAAAACTTTGGGGAGAGAAGGGGCAGATCATTATTGGGGAGTGCGCGCCGTGACCAGAGACGAGATAACCCGGTACCAGGCAGAAAGCGTTAAGCGCGCCAGCCTGCCGCCAGTAGCAAAGCACAGCCAGACCAAAACCAATCAGCCACAGAAGGAAGCCGCATGAACAGTCAGCAACTGGAATACGTACGTCAGCAGCTCATTGTGGCGACCGCAGATCTGAGCGGAGCGACGAAAGGGCAACTGGTAGCTTTCGCCGAGAACGCTCAATTCACCGCGACGGCGCGAAGCCGGGGGCGAAAGAAAATTTATGACGTGCAGAAAAAGCGCATGGTTAACCCAGATGGCCCGCCGATGAACGGCAGCCAGTCACACGCAAAGGGCTCGTCAATCGCGCTGGTGTGCCCGGTAGAGTTCGTGACCGCATCGTGGCGCCGCGCTGTGCTGGCTCTGGAAGACCACCAGAAAGCATGGCTGCTCTGGAATTACAGCGAGAATATCCGCTTTGAATATCAGGTGGCGATCACCCAGTGGGCATGGGCAGAGTTCCGGGAACGGCTCGGCGCGAAAAAGATGGCCGGCAAGACGATGGACCGGCTCAAGGCGCTTATCTGGCTGGCGGCGCAGGACGTGAAAGCGGAACTGGCTGGCCGTGAGACGTACGAATACCAGAAGCTGGCCGAGCTGGTAGGCGTGACGGCAAAGAACTGGTCTGAGACCTTTACCGATCGCTGGGTGGAGATGAAACGTATCTTTCTGCGACTGGACAATAGTGCGCTATTGCAAGTTGCGCGATCACGTTCACAACAAAAGGCGACAAATTTCGACAGAAGTCTTGCAAAACTGGATTGAAACGCATATATTTCATGTAAATCTGATATCGTCGCCATAGCTTCGTAGGTCGACAAAGAATTAAGAGCCTCGCCATCGTGCTTGGCTTTTTGCATTCAGGGTCAGAAGCACAGCGGTTGTGCGTTCGGCTGTTAACCGAATGGTCGAAGGTTCGAATCCTTCCTGTCCCGCCAATTCTGCCGGTTTAGCTCTAATGGTAGAGCGGTCGCCCTGTAAGCGAACGGGTAGCGGTTCAAATCCGTTAACCGGCACCAAAAACCCAGCCAGGATATCTTCAGCCGCAGAGCTGACATTGCCACACCCTCATATTGCCAGCTTGTCGCTGGCTTTTTTATTTCAGGCCCCGGGAATCATCATCGACATGCCTCGTTGTTAAATCCAGCCCGAGGGCCTGACTCTTTCATAACACACAGCGCCATCCGTCATTAACGGAGGTGAGGCCTATGAAAATGCCATACAAACAAGATTTCATCGCTGCGCTACTTGCCGCCAAGGAGCAGGGTATTGGTGCAATGCTGGCTTTTATCATGGCGTACCTGCGTGGTCGCTATAACGGCGGCGCGGTAACCAAAACGCTAATTGATGCGCTGATGTGCGCGATGATTGCCTGGTTCGTTCGTGACCTTCTGGACTTTATCGGCCTGAGCAGCAACCTCGCCTACATAGCCAGCGTCTTTATTGGATACATCGGTACCGATTCAATCGGCAATCTGATTAAAAAATTCGCAGCCAAAAAGGCGGGAGTTGACGATGCAAACCAGTCATGACGGCATTGCACTGATAAAAAAATTCGAAGGTTGTCGGCTGACTGCCTATCCAGACCCTGGGACAGGCGGCGCACCGTGGACGATTGGCTATGGCTGGACTCACCCGGTAGACGGCAAACCAGTAAAGCCCGGAATGACGATTGACCAGGACACTGCTGACCGACTGCTAAAAACGGGGCTGGTGAGCTATGAAAACGACATATTGAAGCTGGTCAGAGTGAAACTGACACAGGGCCAGTTTGATGCGCTGGTATCGTTCGCTTACAACGTCGGCTCGCGTGCACTATCGACATCCACGTTGTTGAAGAAGCTGAACGCTGGCGACATCAAAGGCGCTGCTGATGAGTTTCTGCGCTGGAATAAAGCTGGTGGTAAAGTCCTGAATGGGCTAACACGTCGGCGTGAGGCGGAGCGCGCTCTGTTCCTGTCGTGATTGGTGCACTGGTTAAGCGTTACTGGTTGCAGCTTCTGGTGGTGGCGTTAATCGGCGTGCTGGCGTTCTTCGTAAACCGCTACCGCGACAACGCCATCACTTATAAAGACCAGCGCGACAAGGCGACGGTCCGGGCAAACACATCGGAGGCGATCACCAACAACGTGATCACCACGATGAACCTCATCCGTGACATCTCACAGGCTACCCAGAATGCAAAGAACGAACTGGCCCATAAAGGCGAGACGCGCATTGTCTACATCAGGCAGGCACTTGAAGGCGATCCGTGCGCTAACCAGCTTGTTCCTTCTGCCGCTGCTGACAGCATGCGGGAATACGCAGACAGTTTACGTTCCGGCCCCGGTGGTGCCGATAAGCGCTGACCTGACAGCAGACACGCCGATCCCCGGAATGGCGATTCCGTTCACGTGGCAGGCAAGTCTTGAGTTAAACGCTCAGCTCTATACGGCGCTTGGGCAGTGCAATCTGGACAAAGCCGCTATCAGGAAAATTGAAGAAGCGAGAAAAAAATAAATTGAATTCGAGAAATGAAAGTAGTAAAAGTCATTCATGCTGTGAGCAGTCCAACTGAATAGAAATCATCAAGTGTCAAAAACAAAATTCTGAGCCTCGGCAATCGCCGGGGCTTTTTTGTATCCGAATTTCACCGCGCACCGCAGCGCATTCAAACCACGTCGAACCAAACCCTTTGAAATGAGCCTTTGAGGAAGTCAGTTAGTGCTGGCGAGCCTCGACGGGCTGATTTCCTATGCGGCAAAGGTTCATCTCAAAGAAAGGTACACGCTATGAATAATCCGTCAGTTATTCCGGCCTTCGACTTCCGCGAAATGGTGCAAGACAAAAACGGAGAGGTCGTTACCACATCCAGAAAAGTTGCTACCTACTTCGGCAAGCGACACGGCGATGTGCTCAGGAAAATCGAGCAGGTTAAAGCCGATTGCTCGAATGAGTTTAGCCAACGCAATTTTGCGTCGGCTGATTATATCGATGAGCAGGGTAAGGTTCGCCCGATGTATAGCCTGACGAAAGATGGCTGGATCATGGTTGTGATGGGGTTCACTGGGAAAGCTGCCGCGGCGATCAAAGAAAGTTACATCTCAGCGTTCAACTGGATGTCTGAGCAGCTTAGCCGTCGCCTTGCTATGGGTGAAGAAATGCAGCACCGCTACGCCATTAAAGAAACGCGATCAAAGCTGAAAGGCACGATCGGCAGCCGGTTGATGAACGAGCGGAAGAAAGAGAAGCGCGTTCTGGAGCTCGAGCATGAGCACATCATGCAGGTAACGCAGCCGGAATTACTTATTGGCTGACCGCGTCATTACAGAAGCTCTTCACTGAGGGGCTTCGATAATGATCTGTGTAACCCCGCAAGGATGGTGATCACATCTTGCTGACGGGTAAGCCGTAAGTGGCTAAGCACTTCTGAGAAGCAGGGCAACAGCTGCGAAACGTGGAGAACGAAATGGCTACCGTCTACCGAATCACAATCACCAAAAAATCCAAAGAGACCTTCACCGGGATCATGACCCGCAGTCAGCCAGAAATCATCAACGGCTTCGTTGCTCTCGCTGACGAAGAGGGTAAGTGGCGATATTTCAGCCCTGACAGCATTGAAGACTTCCTCTTTGAGCCTGTAGAGCCGCCAGCAGAACAAATAACGGAGTAACCCATGGCTAACGATGACGAGCGCAGGCCTTATCCGCCAGTTAACTTCATCGCCTCTGACAACTGGCAGCCATACACCAGGCTGATCCATGCTAACGAAGTGCATGAGTGGATAAACCGACAAATCCTCAGCGATACCGGCAGCATCCATAACCCTGACCATGAGCACCTGCTTGATGCCGATCTCTGCTTCATGTGGGCGTCTGACTCATTCGCGAAAAAAGGGCGCTACGTCCTAGGCCAGGCTGAACAGGTAATGCTACGCGCCGGTGGTTGGCAGAAAGCCAGAATGGAACAGCAGATGTATGAATGGTTCGGGCGCATCCCGAAGTTCATCATCACCCTGGCAGCAGACTACTGCTCACAATGCAGTGACCTCGAATTCTGCGCGCTGGTGGAGCATGAGCTTTACCACATCGCCCAGGCCACTGATGATTTTGGTGCGCCGAAGTTCAACAAAGAGACCGGGCAGCCAGTGCTTACACTGCGTGGTCACGACGTCGAAGAGTTCGTTGGGGTTGTGCGCCGTTACGGTGCCAGCAAAGAAGTGCAGGAGCTGGTGGACGCGGCCAATGCGCCAGTGGAGGTCGCTCACCTCAACATCGCCAGATCATGCGGAACGTGCATGCTGAAACTGGCTTAACTTTATGACTGATTATGACAGGCAGGTGATTTATGGCAGCACTGAAAGGTGAGGTCAAAGCCTTCATCGTTCAGTCTCTTGCCTGCTTTGATACCCCCTCTCAAGTGGTTGAGTCGGTCAAAAAAGAATTTGGCCTGGCGATACCCCGTCAGCAGGTCGAATCCCACGACCCGACAAAAGCAAACGGCAAAGGACTGGCGCAAAAATGGGTGGACATGTTCAACGCCACCCGCGAACGCTTCCAGAGTGAAATCTCCGACATCCCGATCGCCAACAAGGCGTACCGGTTGCGCGTTCTCGACCGCATGGCTACGCGAGCCGAGGGAATGAAGAACCTCGCGTTAACCGCGGAGATTATCGAGCAGGCCGCCAAAGAGTGCGGCGACGCTTACACCAACAGGCACAAGTTCGAGCATTCCGGCCCCAATGGTGGCGCTATTCAGACGATCACCATGAGCAAGGACGAATATAAGGCTGCACGGCAGGAGATGATGGAGGATGACGACTGCTGAGCAAAAGACATTTGCCCGCCGGGTAGAGTGCGAAGAGGACGGCTTGTATTACGCGCGCTACTTCTTCAAGCAGCGCACCGGCGGCAAGATGATTGTCGCGCCTCACCATAAGGTGATTCAGCAGACACTGGACCGCGTTATCGATGGTGATATTACGCGCCTTATCATCAACGTTCCGCCTGGATACACGAAGACGGAACTGGCGACCATCAACATGATGGGCCGTGGGCTGGCGCTGAACTGCCGGGCCCGTTTTATGCACCTGTCCTATTCGCACAACCTGGCGTTGCTGAACTCCTCAACCGCGCGCGGCATGATCAAGTCGCAGGCTTATCAGTCAATGTGGCCAATGTCGTTGCGCGATGACGCCGACAGCAAGGCTATGTGGTGGACTGAGCACGGCGGCGGTGTGTATGCGTCGTCAGCTGCCGGACAGGTTACAGGCTTCCGTGCCGGGCATATGGAACCAGGCTGGCAAGGCGCACTGATTATCGATGACCCGGTCAAGCCGGATGATGCTTACTCGGAGATCGTCCGCGACGGTGTCAACAACCGCTTTAACGAGACAATCAAATCACGACTGGCGATCGAGACGACGCCGATGATTGTCATCATGCAGCGCATCCACTATCACGACCTGAGCGGCTATCTGTTGCGGGGCGGCAGCGGCGAGATGTGGCACCACCTGAATCTGCCGGTGATTATCGATAACAGCCAGGCATACGCCGACCAGTACCCGGAAAACACTCACGCAATCCCGATTGACCACGGCCTGCCAGATGGCTGGCTATGGCCGTTTAAGCACAACGAATCGCACCGCGTGTCGCTGTTTTCACATCGCCGGACTGCAGAAGCTCAGTACATGCAGAAGCCTCGCAGGTTTAATGCAGAAGGCGCTCTGTGGACAGAGGTGATGATCAGCGCGGCACGCGAGCTGCAAATTAATCACGATAAGGTTCGCACTGTCGTGGCGATTGACCCACAGGCAACGAATAGCGACGAAAGCGATGAAACAGGGATTGTCGCTGCCAGCTCATATGGTGCCGGTGACAAAAAGCAGTTCTCTGTGGATGGTGATTACAGCGGCAAATATTCACCTGCTGGATGGGCCAAGAAAGCCATATCGGCTTATGAGCAACACGAAGCTGACGCGATAGTTATTGAGACAAACCAGGGCGGAGATATGGCGGAGGAGACACTCCGCAACGCCGGGTTCAAAGGTCGCATCATTCGTGTCCATGCCAGCAAAGGGAAATATGCCCGCGCGGAGCCGATATCGGCGCTCTACGAACAGGGGCGAGTGGCAAATCATGGCAATCTCTACGTGTTGGAGAACCAGTTGATGGAATACATACCCGCCACTGCAAAGAAATCACCTGACCGCCTGGATGCAATGGTTTACGCACTGACTGAACTGAATGGATCGCAACCTGTGGGGATGATGATTCCGAAACGCCTGAGATAATTTTTTCTTCCAACTTAAGTTATTTTGTTTTTTTGTCGATAATCATATTCCCAACGAAACAAGGAGATGTGATTATGAATTCATGGTTTATTTCATGGTGTATATACACTGCTAGCCAAACGGATGGGTTAGCTGTAGATCGTTACGGCTCATGCATTCTGCAATATCCTGTAGCGGCAGACCCTGAACAAGTGCATGATGATGTTCTGTTGAGGTTAAAGCGTGCCCAGGGAACAGATCACTTACAAGTGATTAGTTTTAACCGCGTTTGACAACTATACAGTTCAATAAGGTCGCCATGTGCGGCCTTTTTTAATGTCTCAATCCCACCAACGGACAATACATGACTGACAAATTAACTCTCGCCGTCAACCATGCGTTGAACGATGCGCGTATGGCGCGCGCCCGTATGGGGATGATGGCGCCAACGATGGGGCTGGACAATAAGCGCCATTCCGCATGGTGCGAGTATGGCTTCCCTGAGCAGGTAACCTACGAAAACCTTTATGCCCTGTATCGGCGCGGTGGTATCGCTCACGGTGCCGTTGAGAAGTTGGTTGGCAAGTGCTGGCAGACCAACCCGGAAATTATCGAGGGTGACGATGCCGACGAGAGCAAGGATGAGACGGCTTGGGAGAAGAAGACCAAAAAGGTATTCACTAAGCGCCTCTGGCGAGCCTTTGCTGAAGCTGACCGCCGCCGCCTGGTCGGTCGCTATGCTGGCATCCTGCTGCACATCAATGATTCCAGAGCGTGGTACCAGCCGGTTGTTCGTGGGAAGTCACTAAAAAAGGTGACGATCGCATGGGCTGGGTCTTTAACTGTTAGCGAGTGGGTTACTGACGAAAAGTCGGCAGACTACGGGAAGCCAAAGCAGTGGAAATACGTTGAGAGCCTGCCAAATGGTGGAACTAATCAGCGCTTCGTGCATCCCGATCGTGTATTCATCCTTGGTGACTACTCTAACGATGCCATTGGCTTCCTTGAGCCTCCTTATAACGCCTTTGTCAGTCTAGAAAAGGTAGAGGGCGGTTCTGGTGAATCGTTCCTGAAAAATGCCTCAAACAAGCAGGCTATCAACTTTGATAAAGACATCGACTTTGCAAATTTGGCTTCGCTGTATGGCGTCTCGGTAGATGAGTTGCAGGAGCGCTATAACGAAGCAGCCAGAGAGCTGAATGTTGGTAACGATGTACTCCTGATCACCCAGGGCGCGCAGGTCACGTCGATGGTCTCTGCTGTTTCAGACCCGTCGCCTACTTACAATGTCAACCTGCAGACAGCCTCGGCTGGGGTGGACATCCCGGCGCGCATACTGGTTGGCAATCAACAGGCCGAGCGCTCGAGCACTGAAGATCAGAAGTATTTCAACGGTCGTTGCCAGTCACGCCGCGGTGACCTGTCATTCGAAATTGAAGACTTCAGTGACAAGCTCATCGATCTGAAAATTATTGATGCTGTCAGCGAGAAGACGGTTATCTGGGATGACCTTAACGAGCAGACTGGCACTGAGAAACTCGCCAATGCCAAAACCATGGCTGAGATTAACCAGACGTTCCAGGGCAGCGGAGAGAATCCGGCCTTCAGCCGTGAAGAAATTCGCACAGCAGCCGGTTATGAAAACGTCGATGAATTCCCGTTAGGAGAAGAGGATGGCGACGAAGAAGACGAAGCCACCGATTCTGCCGCGTAATTATCAGGATCCGACAGGGGCCGATGTGCTGGAACGCCGGGCAATGAAAGACTTCGCCAGGCGGATGAATAAGATTGGCAAAGCGTACAAATCAGCACTCGACAAGATACCTTCCTCCCTCGCAGTAAACGCCAGATACGAATACCAGCTAAACCCAACGCTACTCTCCATCATCCTGAACGATGCCAGTTACCTGGTGGATCAGGTGCTGCTTGAAGGTGGAGATTATGACCTGTGGTTTTACGAGTACATCGATCTGGCTTCGGAGAAAGGGACCGGGCAGTCGTTCTACAACCTCAGCCAGCAATCCCCGGTGTACTCAGCCGGGCGTGAGTCGTTAGCGTCCATCCTCGCAAGCGACCCATATCAGCAACGTATGGCGCTGGTGCATGCGCGTGTTTTTGAGGAAATGAAGGGGCTGACAGCTGACGTTAAGCGCGACATGGCGCGTGTGCTGACTGATGGGGTGGGGCGCGGGCTCAATCCGCTGGACATTGCCCGCAACCTGACAGACCAGACCGGCATCGAGAAACGCAGGGCGAACCGGATAGCACGCACTGAAGTGACTACCGCGCTGCGCCGGGCCAAGTGGGATGAAGACCAGGAGGCGAATGACCTTTACGGCCTTAAAACCCTTCTGGTTCACATCTCGGCGTTGTCACCAACCACCCGACATACCCATGCAGTGCGTCACGCCAACCTCTACACCAACGAAGAGGTACGTGACTGGTACAGCAAAGATGGCAACTCCATCAACTGCAAATGCAGCCAGCAGTCGGTGCTGGTGGATGCGGACGGTAATCCTGAATACCCGGACACCATCACGAAACTAAAACAGGAATATAAATCGATGCAGGCGCGCGGTTACGCCTGGGCGGAGAAATAACTATGCCAATTCAGATTCACGTCAATACAAAGGTAAATAGCCAGACAATCCGCCGGGAGACTCATAACGGACGAGAGCATGTCGTTATTCCAAGTTATACGCTTCCGGCCAACGTGATTATGAACCGAGAGTTCTACCCAGAGGCAGAGATAACCGCGAACTATCAAAGCATGGAAGGGACGATAGCGCCGTTAGGACATCCTACTGTTGATGGGCGGAATGTTTCTGCGTTCTCCCCTGAAGGGTTGTGCACCAATTTCATCGGAGCATGGAATCGTAATGTGAGCCTGAAAGGGAATCGAGTTTATTCGGAAAAATGGGTGGACGTTGAGAGAGCTATGGAATCGCAAGGCGGTCAGCGTCTGATGGAGCGCATTTCTGCTTTGGAAAGCGGTGAGTCATCGGAGCCTATCTGGTCAAGCGTTGCGGTGTACCGAGAGCAGATTCCTGCTCCAGAAGAACTGAAAAAGCAGGGTGCTGATTGGGTGGTAAAAATTCACTCGATTGATCATGACGCGATTCTTCTCGACGAACCTCCGGCAGCAGGACCAGAGAAAGGTGTCGGACTGATGGTAAACGCAGACCAGGCAATATCTTTACAGCCAAACTCTGGCGCATTGGTTGGCGAATCCTACCGGGAGCGAGAGCAACGACTCGAGCGGGCAGCTAAAGCCAAGTTCGCACCAGGTGAAAACGAATATGCCTGGGTGGCTGATTTCACTGATTCTCAGGTGGTAATCGTCAGAAATGGCGGTACTGCTGAGGTATTTGGCTACAAGTCAGATGGCGGCGCAATCACCTTCGACGACACCGGAACGGCAGTCACAAGACAGGAGTCATGGGTAGCTATTGTCGCCAACAAATTCAAATCTTTATTTACACCGCAGGAACAGCCTGCACCAAACCACAAAACGGAGGGCGACATGCCTTTAACCACTGAAGAGAAACAAGAGCTGATCAGCGAAATCGGTAAAGGCCTGGCCGCTAACTTCGCCGATGCCCTGAATCCGATTAAGGATGCGATCACCGGTCTGCAGGCCAATCAGGACAAGCTTACCGAAACCCTGACTGCCAACTCTCGCGCCGAAGAGAAAACAAAGCGCGAAGCGGTTGCGAAGGTCCATGGCGATATCGTGGCTAACGCACTGTCAGGAGAAGCGCTGGACGCCATGTTCAAGTCGCTGGGTGAAGCTGCTCCGCTGGGTACTAACAATGCACAGCAGCACAAAGAAACCGGCGCACCTGCCGCTGACGAACACTTCAAGTAAGGAGCCGGAATAATGCCACGTTATCGTCGCGTTAATATTGACGGTCAGTCTCTGTACAAGACCGAAACCCGTACTACGGCCGCCGCGCTGCTTCCGGGCACCGCCGCAACCATCAACTCATCAGATAAATTCGCTCAGGCCACTGCACTGACTGGACGCCTGTACATCATCGATGTTGGTTACCACCAGGGGATGACTATCACAGAGGCAATTCCTGCCGGTGATTCAGCTGTCGGCAACTACGTCGAAGAAGGGCGTGAGTTGGCTCTGCTGTGCGCGCCTGGAGCGTACAAGAAAGACAGCCCGATCAAACTGGGTACGGCCGGTCAGTTCACCTTGGCAACCGATGACACTGATTCAGTAATCGGCTACAGCCAGGATGAATATACCATCGCCGCCAGCACAACCGACTTCATTCGCGTGCGCATGCGCGTTGGCACTGTCGCCGCAGCTGGCGCGTAACAAAAGGACAAACACATATGTACTTCTCTAAAGAGACGCTGGCGACTAACTCCCGCCTCGGCGGGCACTGGAGCGAGCTGTGGGCAAACCGCAACATGTGGAACCTGCAGAACGATTCCATCATCGCGGCTAACCGCGCAATCATGACGCCTGACATGCTGGCTTGTAACGCTGTTGGCGGTTTCTCCCGTGACTTCTGGGCAGAGATTGACAACCAGGTGCTGCAACTGCGCGATCAGGAAGTTGGCATTGAAATCGTGAACGACCTGATCGGCGTTCAGACCGTGCTGCCGGTCGGTAAAACCGCCAAGCTGTATAACGTGGTTGGCGACATCGCTGACGACGTGTCAGTAAGCATCGATGGTCAGGCGCCGTTCTCCTTCGACCACACCGACTACGCGAGCGACGGCGATCCGATTCCGGTGTTCACTGCTGGTTACGGTGTTAACTGGCGTCATGCTGCTGGGCTGAATTCTGTGGGCATTGACCTGGTGCTGGACTCGCAGATGGCTAAGATGCGCAAGTTCAACCAGAAGCGCGTCAACTACTACCTGAACGGCGATTCAAAAATTCAGGTTCAGTCCTATCCGGCGCAGGGTATCAAGAACCACCGCAACACCAAGAAGATTAACCTCGGGTCCGGTGCTGGTGGCGCGAACATCGACCTGACCACCGCTGACATGACCGCGATCTTTGCGTTCTTCGGTAAAGGAGCGTTCGGTACCACCGCACGTACGAACAAAGTATCCGCATACGATGTGATGTGGGTTTCCCCGGAAATCTGGGCAAACCTGGCTCAGCCGTATGTGGTCAACGGCGTTGTAAGCGGAACTGTGCTGCAGGCGGTGCTGCCGTTCGCACCGGTGAAAGAAATCCGCATGAGCTTCGCGCTGACCGGTAACGAGTTCATCGCGTACGTTCGTCGCCGTGACGTGATCTCTCCACTGGTGGGTATGGCTGTCGGCGTTGTTCCGCTGCCGCGCCCACTGCCTAACGTTAACTACAACTTCCAGATTATGTCTGCTGAAGGTCTGCAAATCACCGCAGACGATCAGGGCCTGTCCGGCGTTGTCTACGGCGCTAACCTGGCGTAAGGAAACAGCATGGCTAAATACGAAGTTGTGCGCCCATGGTTCGGCGTGAAGGTTGGCGACGTGGTGGAGTTGAAAGAGCTTCACCCAGCGCTGAAGTCTAATGTCCGAGAAATGATGGGCGAAGCTGGTGGTGAGCTGAAACCTGTGACACCTGATGCCGGTACCGGTGAGAAATCTCGCAAAGAGATTATTCAGGACCGCCTGACCCAGCTGGGTATTGAGTTCAAAGGCAATTTGGGCGCTGAAAAGCTCAGTGAGCTGTTGCCTGATGGCGAGCTCGAAAAGCTGTTCCCTACTGAATAACAGCCGCCGCTAAGGCGGTTTTTTTATGCCCCGCTCCGGCGGGGTATTTCACGGAGTCGATAATGGTAACTCTCGAACAGGCGAAGGAGTATCTGGAGAGCCAGGGAATTACCATTCCCGATTTTGTTCTTCAGGCTCTCGTCGACCAGGCCAACAGCATTCAGGAGTGTCTCGATGCGCATTATCCTGCATCGACCGCGCTGCTGATTCAGCTCTATCTGCTGGCGCTTATGGGGCTCGGGCAGGGGGATAAGTATATCTCAAGCCAGACAGCGCCGAGTGGTGCGTCGCGCTCGTTCCGGTACCAGTCGTTTACCGATCGCTGGAGGGCATCGGTTAACCTGTTGCGCGGGCTGGATAAGTACGGCTGCGCCACCTCGCTGATTCCTGCCGACCCTACCGCCGCTCCGGCATTTGCTGGTATCTGGATCGGGAAGGGCGGCTGCATGTGCGGGGATAAGTGATGACGTACAAATCAGTTAAGCACGGGCTGCCGCGTTCATTTGTCCGCGTTTGGGTGATGACCGACACCGGGCGGGAGACTACCGGATACGTGAAATCGGACGGCGAGTGGTTCATCAACTGCCCGCGCATCCGGGCGACTGGCGCGAAGGTGCTGCGCTGGAAGGAGGGTTGATGTCGAGCATTGCTTCGTGGAGTTACACTGCAACGGCGACCATCTGGCGCAAACTGGAAGGTAATGACGAATACGGCGATCCGCTGGGCTATGCCGAACCAGAGCAAATCCTCTGCGATTACGAGGGCGGGCTCAGCAAAAAGTTAGCCAGTCTGGGCGCTGAAATCGTCGTGAAGAACACCGTCTGGACTGAGTTTGCGCTGGCGGCCGCGGGTGATTATCTGCTGATTGGTGTTTCTACCGAGCCAGACCCGGTTGTTGCCGGTGCCGACGAGGTGCGGCAGGTTATCCGCTACGCCGACACGTTCGAGCGCCTGGCGGATGATTACGCCATCCTGACTGGAGTCTAATCATGGGCGTAAAAATACGCGGGGTTCGTCAGGCTAAAGCGAACCTTGATCGTTTCGTTAATGACGTTCAAGGGCGTAAAGCTATTCGCGCCATACAATCAGCGCTCATCATCGGCAGCTCACAAGCCGCGCTATATACACCGATCGATACATCAACACTCCTGAATAGCCAGTACCGAGAAGTGACGGCATCTGGCACTCGTCTGACAGGCCGCGTGGGTTACACGGCGAATTATGCTGTGTACGTTCACGATCCCAACGTGCCGCAAACTTTCCGACGCTCGACGGCAAGGAAGGAGTTTCTGACTAAAGGCTTCGAAGATACCAAAAGCCAAATTGATGCCGTCATCAGGAAGGAATTATCGGTATGACACCAATGATGCATGAACGGGTGCGAAACATGTTCGGCGATGCTGGGCTAACTACCGGCTTCACGGTGCAGCAGTTGATGTACGACGACCCTGACGACCTTTCGAAGGCAGTAATGGTATTCAGGCCAAGTGGTGGAACTGCGATTAGAACGTCGCTTGGATCTGAATATTACGTGCTGGTTGATGTGATAGGCGCTAAAGATAAGCGGAAAGACGCGCTCAACGCTGTACAACGCATCGTCGATTACGTCCAGGCCAACCCAATGGCTGACGAGTGTGTCGGCTACATCCAGAACATGGGCGCAATCCCCGCGCCGGTGCTCACAGAAGAAGGGCGAATAGTCTTCCGACTCCAGTTCGCCTGCACTTACGGCGAATAGCCATCCCAACCAAATAACCCGCTACGGCGGGTTTTCTTTTATGTCAAAGAGGAGTTTCACATGGCTAATTGCCAGAACTCGAACGAGCGCCTTTTCGGCGGTGCGGTCGTGCTGGAAGTCGCCGATGGCTGCCCGGATGTCAAACCACTTGAGTCTGAGTGGAAGTCTCTGGCTGCAGGAACGTCTAAAGGCTTCGACTTCAACCCTAACACGGTTACCTCTGATGCGGATGACGGCGGCGGCTATGTCGAAACCATCATCACCAACAGTGATCTCACCTTCAGTTTTGAAGGTGAAGTGCGCAAAAAAGATAAGCTGGATCAGTACGGTGTCGGCAAGTTCATCAAGTACTTCTCAGGTGAATTGAAGGCCAAGCGTCAGACAGGCATCTGGGTGCGAATGGAATATGGCCCCGTCGAATTTATCGGCTACATGAACATCACTGCACTGAGCTCTGACGGTGGTACCAACGATATCGTTACGTTCTCTACTGAGTTCAAAGTCGGTGATGCCAGCACCATCGAGGTGAATGAGATCAGCGATGTAGCAGTGACTGGCGTGACGGTAACCCCGACAACCAGCACTGGCGCTGCTGGAGGCACCAGCACCTTCACGGTGAACATAGTTCCAACCGGCGCTACCAACAAAGACTTCACTGTAGCGACTACCGATGCGACCAAAGCAACGGCCACCGCATCTGGCAACACCGTTACCGTGACGCGCGTCGCCACCGGCAGCGCGCAGATCATCATCAACACCGTAGATGGCAACTTTGTGGCCGTGCATACGGTTACCGTTACGTAACGGACATTCCAAAGGGCGGCGTGCTGCCCTTGATAATGACCGTTCACTGGAATGAAAAATGACAGCATTGAAAGAGATTGGAGAGATCGGCATAAGCGATAGCAGGGAAGGTGGTACTGACTATATTTTCAGGCCATCCTTTCTGGCTATGACGCGAATTGGAGAGCCTGACGAGATAGTAAAGGTCTTCGGTCTGATCCATGGAAGCGAAACACAAAGCATTATTGACCTTATCGCTGACAACCCATCTTTCAATGCAAGCATGTTTGTCCCATCACTAAATCGCGCTGCTGACCACCTTGTTTCTGAATCGGTGAGAGTACTTCAGAGTTGCTGTGATAGTGATATCACCTGCCTGACTGGAGAGTGGTGTGGAGATGGAGATCGAGTTGTTTATCTACCAGGATTGATGCCGAAAAGCGACATAATTGTACTCGCTCAACAGCTTATGCAGCACGGAATTATCGGCAAGGCTAAGGTAAGAAAGTTACAGCGGAATGAAACTAACGAAGCGACAAAGGAATTTCGCGCCATTGAGTACATTGTTGCAGCGCAAACGCATTTTGGCATTAGCGAAGAAGAAGCTTCCCGCCTGACAATGACGAAGTTCCAGTTACTGCTTGCTGCCAAATATCCTGACCAGAAGGGATTCACGCGAGAAGAGTACGATAAAGTCGCTGACGATTTCCTCGCACGGCAGGCAGCGCGAAGAGCAAGGGCGGAAGCCGCCAGGAAAAATTAATAACATACAAATCCCGCTCCGGCGGGTTTTTTACGCCTGGAGATAACATGGCTTCGGAAAACCTCGGCGATCTGTATTACGACGTAGACATTGAAACCGCGAAGATGGTAACCGGCAGCCGAAAAGCTTCCGATGTGCTTGATGAGATGTCGAAGAATGCCAACAAAGCTTCTGGCAGCATCAACAAAACTAGCGGATCGCTAAATAAGCTCGGAAAAGATGCAAACTCAGCGGCCACATCAGCCGATAAATTGCAAACCAGTATTAACAAGATTGGTGCGGCTATCGCTGCGTCTGTCGTGGCTGAGTGGGGAAAGGCGTTCATTGTTGCAGCCGACAACATGTCGCAATTAAACGCACGGATTGAGCGCCTTACTGGTAGTGCAGGAACCGCTTCTCAAACCATGCAAAGCCTGATGCGTATCAGTTCGGCAACTGGTGGATCTCTTCAGGATACAGCTAAGTTATGGGAATCGCTGAGTACGGCATTGCGCGATACCGGAGCGACCAATGGACAAGTTCTCCAGTTAACTGAGACGTTGCAGAAAATTGGGCGCATAGGCGGATCCTCATCTGAGGAAATGGCTAACGCTCTACGTCAGTTCGGCCAGTCTATTTCATCTGGCACTGTCAGGGCGGAGGAATTTAACTCCATCCTTGAACAGATGCCTGAACTGGCTCGCCAGATTGCCGCCGGAATGGGCGTCAGCATTGGCGAACTACGGCAAAGAATGCTGGAAGGAAAGCTAACTGCTGAAGATGCTCTCAATGCCATTCAAAAACAAACTGGTGTGGTAAATGCGGAGTTCGAAAAATTACCCAGAACCCTGTCACAGGCCAATACCGCTCTCACTAACTCCATGCTTGGAATGGTTGACTCCATTAACCAGGCAACCGGAGCAAGTACTGGACTTGTAACGGTTATAGATTCCGTAACGGCTGCACTCGATCGTCTGGTAGGAAAAACTGCATCAGCGGCATCTCAGATTTCTGATCTGACAAGCACTGGTGAAATGTTCGAGCGTCGGGCGCGGACATGGGGATGGCTTGGCCTTGATGGATGGGAGGCGCAGAGCAAAGCGCTTGCCGGTCTTAGCAACAGAGCAGCAATGCTCGTTGGAGACCTTGATGCAGTTACTAAGGCATCAAATCAGGCAGCCAACACCAAACCAATTCAGATTAAAACGACCGCTACCGGCAACAAGCCGAAAGCAGGTAAATCGCAGGCCCAGAAAGACGCAGAGCAATACGCCAGGACACAGGATCAAATAGCGCAAAAACTTGACGAGATGCGGCAGAAGTCTGAACTGTCAGCAACAAGTGTCGGTGAGTTATCGCGTGCGCAGGCTGTTCTTAATGCTCAGCAGTCATTGGGGAAATCAGCCACTGAACAGCAGATAGCACTTGCTGGTGAATATGCCGCGAAGACATGGGATAACGCCAATGCGATCCGCGAGCAGGCGAAAGCCGAGAAGGATCGCTTAGAGGCCAGTAACAAATTCAGCGCGATTCAGGGGCGTACCAGCAAAACAGCAGGACTGGACAGCCAGTATCAGCAGGACATGGCTGACATTAACCAGTACGCACTGCTGTACCCTCAAAAGATTGCGCAGGCCGAGGCAGCACGTGCCGCTATAGAACTTCAGTACCGGCAACAACGCTCTGCTGCGATGTTTGAAGAATGGACGCAACTCAATCTGGCAACGCAGATGGCAGGGGCGGCTTTCACTTCATTCGGCAACAATGCCAGCAATGCTTTCACCGGGATTATTACCGGAAGTATGTCTGCACAGGAAGCGATCTCATCACTGGTGAGCAACGCACTTAACAGCGCAATTAACGCAGTTGTCCAGATGGGTATTGACTGGGTTAAATCAGCGGTTATGGGACAGACCGCACAGGTTTCTGCTGTTGCAGCAACTACTGCTGCTCAGACGGCAGGTCTTGCCACCACAACGGCAGCAAGCACCACGGCAGCGACGACAACGATGGCAGTCTGGACTCCGGCTGCTGCCGTAGCTTCAATCGGCTCTTTTGGTGGTGCTGCGGCGATCGGTATTGCTGCTCTTGTGGCGGCTATGGCCCTTGCTGGAGGTCTGGCTGGTAAGCGTAAAAACGGCGGCCCTGTTGCAGCCGGCTCGATGTACCAGGTAGGTGAGGGCGGCATGCCTGAAATCTACCGTGCCAGTACCGGAAAACAGTACATGATCCCCGGCGATAATGGGCGTGTCATCAGCAATAAACAGATGACGTCAGGTTCCGGCGGTGAGTCGGTTCCAGTCTACATCAACATTCAAAATTATACCGGCGCAACGGTAGACGCTCAGGCTTCTCAGGATGGCAACGGCGTGACCATCGACATGATCGTCGCTGACCTCAATCAAGGTGGGCGCGTTAGCCAGGCCATTCAGCAGAACCATCAGGCACCACGTAAAGCGAGGGAATAATGCCAATACCTTATCCAGACTGGCTACCGCTGGCGCAAAAGGGAAAGTCTCCGACCACCGATACTGGTTTTCGAACGGATCAGCCAACGGTCGGTGCGCCGATATTCCAGAAACTGACTGATGACCTGAAAACGTCGTTCTCGCTGACATGGATATTCACGCGCGACCAGCACCGGGCGTTCATGCAGTGGTTGCGCAGTCCAAACTACCTGGATAACTGCAACCAGTGGTTCACGATGCCTGTCGGCACCGGGACAGGCGACACAGGTGTTGAGGTGCAGGAGTTGCACTTCATCGCCTGGCCTTCGTGGTCGCAATCAGGTTCAATCTTCACATGGAGCGGTGACGTTATCGCGCGTGAACTGGTTAACTCTGATGACGACTTTGACGACATCATTGTTGAGCTTCCGCCGCCGTGGGTGTCATGGCTCGACATTATCGTGACCGGGTACCCTGATGGTCGCGATCCGGAAACCTTGCCGAGGGAGCCGTAATGCCTACATTGCGAGAATTTCAAAGCCAGCGACCGAACCGGATCCTGTATGAAACCATCACCTTCTACAACGCAACATTCGGCTATGTACGTCTGGTGAATAACCAGGTATTCCCCAAAACTCTCGGCGCTCAGGTGTTCACGCCGTGCCGGATGGAACTGACGGAAAGTCAGCAGAGCAATACGCCGGTACTCGACAGCACGGTTAAGTTCAGCCGACTGGCTCAGGACTTTAAGCAGAAGCTGAAACTCTGGAAAGCGCATGCGCGCATCACGCCGATCTCCGCAACTTACCAGGTGTTTGATTCCGCAGATATGAGCACAGCCATTAAAACATGGACGCTCTATGTGTCTGACTGTTCGATGGATGACAAGGATGTCACGTGCAGCCTGACGCGTATCAATCCGCTTAACCGCAATGTCGGCCGCCTGTACACCGTAGAAGAATATCCGGGGCTTCAGAATGTCTAAAGACGACTTCCTTTCTCGTGTGACCGGTATCCCATGGCAGAACCGCGCATGCTCTTTCAAAGCTGCGGATTGCTGGGGATTAGTGGTGCTTTACTATCGGTACGTTCTCGGCATCGAGATACATCAGACGGCTGACTACGAAAGCGGTAGTGACTTCCTGACCTGTTACGACAGTGATGTTGTGTTCTGGCGCCGCACTGAGTCTTTCAGTGATGACGGTATTTTCGTCGCGTGGATCGGCAGCAACCCCGTCCATGTCGGTCTGATTGTCGACGGGCGCGCACTGCATAGCCGCGGTGAAAATGGTCACGTAAGGCCAGACGCGATCCGCACCATTCAGAAACTATTCACCAAAGTGGAGTTCTATTGTTATGCCGGTAATCGAAATCCAGCGAGTGCCAGGGCTGCCTAAAGACCGGGATGTCGTCAAAGTTGGTACAGTGTTTTCTGAATGGCTGGAGCAGGAAAGTTTTCACAGGGACATTCGCATTCGCGTAAATGGAACTGAACTCGGACCTGATGATGAACTGGCATTTCCACTACAGGAGAATGACCGGGTAATCATCTTTGACCAGCCAAAAGGTGGTGGCCTGATTGGCACAATACTCAATCCTCTCGAGCATTTTAACCCGATAAAATTCACTCAAAAAGTCCTGAATGGGCTGATGCCAAAGCCGAATACTAATTCGTCGAGTAGCAATAGCAAGACTTCTCCAAATAACAGCCTGAAAGGGCAGACTAACGTAGCGCGTAACGGGGAGGCAAAGCCTGATAATTTCGGTCAGATTAGAGCATTCCCAGACCTTGTCCAGGAATCAATGTTTGAATATGTACCCGGAGGACAGGATAACTCTGGTATTAAGTACGTCACCGAGATGATGAACTTTGGCCTTGGCGTATATGACATTTCTTCTGTCAGGTTCTCTGAAACTAACCTAGGCTCAATGTCTGGAGCGACTTATACAATTTATCAACCAGGACAGGTTATTCCTTCTGTAACGGAAGGGTATCAGTTTGACGATGTTGACGGTCAGGAAATGCCCGGCCCTAACGAGAACGAAGGGATCCCTGTCGAATCTGCAAGCGCAAATACCGTAATCAGCGGCACTTATGCTGGTGGCGAAATTGCCATGAAAATCGTCAAGCAGAACGACTTTGACTATTTCACCGGACTGATTCTTCCGGCGCCGGTGACTTTCACTATTAATGTGACGCATCCGGTTCCAGAAGGAACAAAAACTGAAGACGTAACTATAACAGCCAATCTGTCATCGTATGAGGAGTCAGATAATGGTTCTGTTACTGCTCCGGTGTATTACTACACGTTTAGGTTCACTCAGTTATCTGGCACCACCGTTCCGGTAGCAAATGCAACAATAAACACCACGAAATTCATCCTGAACGACAACGGTGCGTTGATAGTTGGTCCGTTCATCTCTCCTATCAGATCAAGTCAGATTTGGGCTCATATTCAGGCAGGGTTTGTAGGTGGCCAGACTGCTAATTTCTCGGTAATGCTGTGGCAGGTTGATGATGATAACATTCAAATACCCGGCACCAGTGAGACGCGAAATTATCAGATAAGCGCTGGGTCAAAAGGTGTCTCAAGAACGTATTACCGGACGTTTAAGATATCTCCAGCAGCCGGATACGGGCGTTATGCGGTGTCGGTTAAACGGACTAACAACAGCTCTAACGATAGCAAACTTCAGCTTGAAGAAGTTCACGCAGTCAATATCCGGAGTAACGTTGTTCATCCTGACGACACAACAGTCATGATCAAAGTAAGGGCCACCGAAAACGCCACCGGCAGCAGGGACAGGAAATACAATGCACTAATCACCAGGCATGTCATCAGTTATAACATGTCCACTCGACAGGTGAATTACACGATTAGCCCGTCGCGCAAATTTGCTGACATAGCGCTGCATAACTGGTTAATCGTCGGTGAACAGCCGGAGTCGAGCATTGATATTTACGGCCTGTACCAGATTCAGGCAGAGATTGACGCTATCGATCCGCGCCTGGGTTACTTCGACTACACATTCGATGATGAAGACGTTTCGCTTGGTTCAAGGATGGAAACTATCTGTGATGCCGCAAGCGTCACTGTTTATGATGATAATGGCGTCTTGTCGTTCTCACGTGACAGCAAGAAAACCTCCGCAGCGACAATATTCAACCGTTCTAATACTAAACCTGAAGGGTATTCTCTGTCATATGATATGACGCTACCTGGTGGATATGACGGCGTAGAAGTGCAGTTCCGTAACCCGGACACGAACAAGCAGGATTTCGTTCGTTACCGGATATCCGGTAACAGCATTGTGGAAGGTTCTCCCATTAAAGCCAAGAAGTTCGAAATGCTGTACGTAAGAAACAGATTTCAGGCAAACGAACGCGCTATGCGTGAATGCAAACGACTCATCTATACCAGGATGTCGATGGCAATTACGGCTTTGGCAGATGGTGAATGGGTTAACGTAGGGGATATGGTTCAGGTACCAGATACCTACGACACGAACCAGCAAGCCGGGTACATCGTCTCCCGATTTGGTAACGACTTCGAAACCAGCGAACGGATTAATTTCACCGGTTCGATGTATGTGCAGATCACCGATTCATCAGGCGCCACAACAGCACGCTACCCGGCGTATCCTCGAGCTGATACACCTTTTGGATTTACTGCAGCGATACCAGTCGTGAATCTTAATTTGTACGACGGGCACGACGTTCAGTCTCCATCACGGTATGTGATCGCCACATCCGAAGAACTGGACGCCGGACAATGGACCATAACCGCCAAGCAGCCAGATGGACAGGGCGGAACAGCAATTACCCTCGCTGAGTACAGCGATCTGATTTACCAATAAGACCAATCCCGATCACCTCAACCCGACCATAGTGTCGGGTTTTTTTATGGAAAAAATATGGCTACCCAACCAACTAATCTTCCTGTACCGAGTGAATCACCGCGCGACCTGAAATTTAACGCAGGTAAAATTGACGAGTTTGTTACCTCCCTCGTTAACACCTACACGGACAGATTTGGCAATGAGCACTACACAATAGAAGGTCTTCGCTGGCTGGCGCAGCAGGCCATAGCGCAGTACGGATGGATCCCTTTCGGTACGTTCCAGGATGGAGCAATACTCACGTTGCCAAATCAGATACTGAAAGACGAAGTGAGTGGTGAATATTATCGCTGGGATGGTTCACTGCCAAAAAATGTACCGGCAGGCTCAACACCGGATACAACTGGTGGGTTTGGTGTCGGTGCATGGTTAAGCGTTGGAGATTCCACCCTTAAAGCTATGCTCGCTTCTTCTCTTGGGGCGGGAATGGTTGGTTACGACAGCGGAGAAACCTATGCGCCCGGGACTGTCGGTGAGGCACTTGGTCCGTATACCGCAACTGGTGGCGATAATAAATATTCGAAAGAAGATCGTGCGCGCTGGGAAATGTCAGCGCTTGAATTCAGCACGCCACTTACTGATATAAGTGATTCAGTTAATAAAGCTCTGGACTCTGTTGAATCAGAGGCTAACCCCAGCGCATCGGTAAATACCAGAGGCGGTACAGTCCATTTAACTCGCGGAATTTATCCTGCAGTAAGCACCATTAATATTAACAGAGGATCATCTGGCGTATCAGGAAAGTCGGTCAAAGGGGACGGGCAATCTACTACGGAATTAAACTTTGCTGGTGCTCCTGCATTTTCTGACGGCATAGCCGGTAACGGAACTGGTCCAGCATATGGTGAAGTTTCGGATCTAAAAGTTAAATCTGCTCCACGTAGTGGGGTAAGGTTCATGAACTATTCAAGGATGACATTCAGAAATGTCCAAGTAGAAAACTGTGGTGCGCATGGTTTTTGGGGAGGCATTGGCTTTGTTGTACATTTCGATAAAGCAACGGCCGTGGGGACTGTAACCGGAAATGGTTTTCATCTTGATGGAGCTTACCAGCATACATCACACACGTTTACATCATGTTATGCGTTTGGTAGTGTGGCTGGTTCTGGTTATTCCCTTGGTAACATGCATTACAGCGCTTTGAATGCCTGTGCATCTGATAACAATTTTCTATTTGGATATGTGTTATCGAAAACGTCTTATGGCGTTTCGTTCAATGGTTGCGGTTCAGAATCAAACGGTAGATCAGGGTTTGCTGTTATTTCAGAAACAGCATCAGATAACATCAGGGGTGTAAGTTTAAGAAACTGTTACGCATATAATAACAACACAGGCAATGCTGGCTACCCTAATTTATTGTATGTTCAATCTGTTGCTGGTGGAGAGGCAAGAGCGTCCCTTGAAGGATCAGCATCAATACCGAATGGACCAGGTGCATCATCTGTTGATGTTAGAGTTACTGGGTCAGGTGCAAGACTCCGGCTACACAGAGATAACTACCTTCCCAATGGATGGATAGCAGAGTCTGGCGGTTACATAGAATATATCCATGAAGGTGTTCACCTTATAAACAGAACGGTTCCATTGGCTACCGCTACGGCGGTATGTAATCTTAAAAGCACTCAGGGATATAATAACAGGTATGCAGGTGTTATTACTGTGCTAGCAAGCAACGGACACCCAAGCACACCAGAAAGGAATACTAGCATCTATCACTTGCTTGTTTATAAAACAATAGGTGGTGGTGCAGGTGCAGATGTAATTAAACAAGCTGGCCACGTGGCAACTTCAGGAAACTATGGTAGTTTTCCAAGTTTCACATGGTCGGTAAACCCTTCCACCAACCAACTTATAGCGACACCAAACTCTGGTGCTGGCGGTACCGAGTTCTGGTTTGAGATTACATCAGATAGCCAGATTGTTGCATTTGCATTCTAAATAAAGAAGCCAGCTTTCGCTGGCTTGCTTTTAGATGTTTTTCTTTAATTCCAACTCTAAATCTAAAGGGTTTCTCTTTCTGTTTTTTATTTTCTTTGCAGGAGAGCCGAAATATACTGACCATGCTTCAGTGTTTTTAGTGACAAGAGAATTTGCGCCAACTGCAACACCTTCTGCAATTTCAACTCCAGGCATCACAATAGACTGAGAGCCGATTATTGCATGCCTCCCTATCGTTACTTTACCTTCTATCACCCCAGTATACTTTGATGGAACGGTGGGATTTGTCATGTACTCCCCAGAGTAATCATCACTTTTTGAGTAAATCTTGACTCCCTGAGAAAGTCCTGAGAAATCACCCAACTCTATACCGCTACCAGCAAAAAGCGCGGAATACCCACCTATATGAACATATGAACCTATGTTCAAAAAACCTGAACCCGCAGCAATTATTGTTGTAAATGCATCAATTCTGACATTGTCACCAATTGATATATTACTAACACCAACGATGTTGCACATTCTAGAAATTAGGACATTTTTACCTACCGACTTAAATCCAAGTTCAGAGAGCCTTGACTCATCACAGTAGCCTGCGTCAAATCTTTCAATGCTTATCATTGTTGCCCCTTAATAATAACGTTAAACCCTTGTTCCTTCCCAGCCTCGTGAAGGTCATTTAAATATTTATGCGACCTAAACTTAGAGCCGGGATAAATTTGGTACCAATAAAATTGGTCCGTGTAGTCTGGGATTATAAAATCTGTTGGCGCTATCTTGCTTTCAAGGCTTTCGATTCTGTCAATAATCATCAGAACGTTTTCAGGAGTAATAAACTCAAGCCATGCTTCGTTAGTATATAAAATTTTATACGGATATGGGTCGATGTCGTTTTGTTTGTTATTGATATTTGCCTGAAAAGCCGCTTTCTTCATTAGGCTTTTAATGTTTTGATATTTATCATCTCTCCACAAAGAGGCGTTGTGCTGCATTGAAAGCTCAAGTTTTTTTTGTGCGTCTATTGAAGATAGTTTATTTTCTAAATACTCACGGTTACTAAAAACCTTCCATAGTACTAGAAGAGAGCATATTAATGCGATAAGCAAAAAAAATGAAATTAATATCCAAAATGAAGAGTCATATGTAAACAAAGTCTATATCCTCAAATAAAACACCAACTCATAGATCAATGTCAATTAACAATGTTAAAGACTAAAGAACCATTGCCAATGGTATAAGTGGTTTCTATCGACATGATATCTAACACATTTATGAATTTCATTCCTACACCATAGCCATATGAGTTACATCTGTTAACAAAGTTTGATTCTAGCACCCATGACAAAATTGATCAGCACTTGATCTTAAAAGTCTTATGTAATACTGTAATTATATACAGTATTTTGTGGGGTGATTTATGCCGCGTCGTTATGACATTGAGGCCGCATTCCGGTCTGCTGTAGTTGTTGAGCCCGGCGGTCGCAGGACACTACGAACCGTTGATTTTGTGCGGGAAATGAAGAAGGTGAACTGGGATTTATCCTTGCGGGATGCAAACTCCTGGATAGAGGCCAGCGTCAGCACGTTCAAGGACATTTCGCCTACTGAAGGCGAGGAGCGTTTGTTCATGCTCTATAACCCGAACGGAGGGCTATGACATGGGATTTCCATCACCGGCTGCTGATTATCTTTCGCGGCGCTTAACGGTCGATATGATCTGCGGGATATCGATGAATAGTCGAATCCTGGAAACGTCAGAGGGATACGCAGTAATCGACGTGTCGCTGAATGCGAGACAGGGGGATACACTCGCCGTTCTTGCTGATGGTGAAGTGCAGTTTGTAAAACTGGCAGGTAAAGCACTGATATCTGAAGATGGCGAGGCGATAGAGGGGAGCGCGCTGGAAGAGGTGGAAGTGATTGGTCGTGTAACGTACTTCATCATCCGGGCGCTGGGTGATGATAGATGCCCGGTGATCTAACTTTTAAAACTCGCTCAGGTAGGCTCAGTGTCAAGCATTAGGGAGGGTGGGCCACCTTTTGAAAGCGAAGAAGTAAAGCGTGATGTAGTGGATAACAGGAATCGAAAGGAAGATCGCCATTGGCCAACCAAACCCGGCTTTCCTTGCCATCCGGTAGCACGGGAAGAATGTTACTACCCACATGATGATGAAAATTGATTTTGACTCGTTCATGCCTGCTCCTTGATGACCCTCTCGGGTGGATTTGCATTTTGTGCTATCTCAGATGTTCATATCTATTCAAATTACCTGAGGGGTAATTTCTGCATAATCAACCCTATCTTTCAGCACCTGCAGGCGTTTTAATCACGCCAGTAGGTGCTCTTTAACATCTCAATAGTTGCGTCACACTCAGGTGGGCTTTTTGTTCTCATTAAGAGGGCTATCTTTTGAAGCCAAGTACAAGAGCACTCTCAAATCTTTGCTTTCTGATTCCAGTCGTTGCGCCATAATGGCCGCTGCATCTACAAGAAGATTCTTGGCCCGCTTTCTTTCATTCGCTGACAGCTTTTCAACCTCGTTAGGATCTACCAGACTAAGCAAAAACTCAATTCCTTCCTGCGCTAATGCTGGCTGAGATACTGCATTGGAGATGATGTCGATTATTTCTGAGTTCATCGACCTGCCATTACGCTTTGCTCTTTCCGCCACAACATCGCGCATGCCATCAGGGAAGCGCACAACAAATTTTTCGTAATCTTTAACCTGTTTTTCAGCCATAACATCACCTCAAAAAAAGAGATGATGGCATATTGCTATTTATATTCAATGATGGCATTCTGCTTTCAAGGCATAATGCCATCATAAAGAAAGGAGTGAGAAGTGGAAAAAAATGAAGCAAAAACGACCCTGCGTTACCCGCAGAAATTGAAGGAAGAATTTAAGCGTATTGCTGAAGAGGAAGGGTTATCTGAGAACGCAGCTTTGGTGCAGGCTTTGGTGTGGGCTTTGAAGTTCAGAGGGAAGATGCATGTCCAGTAAAAACAGCGAAGCCCAGAAGTGCGCTAACACTAACCGGGCCTCTATCGAAAATAACCGCGTAGGAAATATCGACATGAACAGTGTACAGAATTACGAGTTAACTTTCCAGCAGACATCTTTCCACCCAGTTAAACATGCGGGTGAAACATGGCTCACTTCATCTGAGTTAGCAGCGGCTCTCGGTTACAAGAAGTCAGATGCAGTTACGCAAATATTCAGTCGTTATCACGATGAATTTACAGAACATATGTCAACGACCCTCAAAATGAGTGTCGTTAGAAAGACTGGCGTGGTCGATATCCCTGTCCGTGTTTTCTCACTTCGCGGCGCTCACTTAATTGCGATGTTTTCAACCACGAATAAGGCCAAAGAATTCCGCCGTTGGGTGCTTGATGTATTGGACCGCGAAATTCAGCACTCACCGATCGCCAAGCAGTTTACCGACGATGAATTATGCACCCTGGCATATCTATGGCGTTCTGCTGCAGTGATGTATGAGGCATGCCGTGAAGTACATCCGTTACTGGTAGTCGCAGATCATCGTTTGTCTCCGCGCTTCTGCTCAATTGGCACTAATTACAGTCGTGGGATAAATAAATCTCGCGAAATTCTCAAGCGGGAAACTAATCACATCAAGGAACAACCATGGGGGGACAGTAACTGGAAAAACGTTTTCTCATACGGGAAAGGAATTTTGCAGTGATGCAAATAGAAAAGCCGATAGTTACGAGCTACCGGCTTCCATTGAAACTTGTCAGAAGGATCCAACTAATGACGTCATTAAATTTAGCAGTTCAAGAGCGAAATGTCGATCCCCAACCGTTGCCGGTGATTGAATGGAAGAGACTGCGAGTTGTTACAACAGAAACACTGGCCGCAGGTTATGGCTCTGACGAGGCTAACATTCGGAAAAACCTGTCACGCAACGCTAGTCGCTTCATTGAAGGCATTCACATCTTCACCATTAAAGGCCAGGAGTTGAAGGATTTGCGAGTGACTAACAGTCACGCACAAATTTCGAGCAAAGCCCGTTCCGTTGTTTTTTGGACTGAGAAGGGCGCGGCACGTATGTCTAAGATTGTTGACACGGATGAAGCATGGTCTTTCTTCGAGCGTCTGGAAGACTCGTATTTCCGACCAACTCCAGTGGTTGGTATCCCGCTTACTTATGAAGCTGCGCTTGAAGACCTGCTGGTAAAAGTTAAGGAAAACCGCATCATCACCGAGCAGCGTGACCGGGCTGTGAAAGAGAAGCTTTGGATCTCTGAAAAGAGAGAGGCTACAGCAATGGCTACCGCTTCCGCTGAAAAGCGCAAGGCTAACGCATTAGCTGAAAAGCTTGGTGAGAGCAGGAAGCACGCCACTATAAAGGCTGTCCACAGAGCTACTGGAAAACTTGTAGGCCATTGGCCCATGAAGAAATGGTGCGCTGCAAATGGATTGTCACCGAAGGATGTTCCTGACGAGACCTACGGAACAGTGAAGTCCTGGCCGCGTGAGGCATGGCTTGCTGTGTATGACGTAGATCTTCGCAAGCTGTTTTAA